AAGGAGTCTAATATGTGTAATTGTAAAACAGATGCGGATTGTATATGTCGTTTAAGGTAGATATTAAAACAGTTTTACCCTACCTAGTGTTATTTGGTACAATAGCCATGACATGGGGTATGTGGTCAGAACGTCTAAATGCGGTAGAGGAAAAAGCAGATAGTGTTGCAAAAATGCAACAGGACATTGCTGTAATAAAAGAAAAGATTATTCTTATGGATGACAGAATAATGTGGATTGAAGAGTTTTTAATAAAAACAGTGGATTATTAATGGCTATATCTAGATCACAAATGAGACAACAGGTATCTAAGCCTGGTATGAAAAAAATAAAAAAGGTAGCAAGTGCCTTACGTAAAGCCTCAAAAAAACATGCTGCTCAAGCTAAAAAATTACAAGGAGTATTAAATGGCAGACCCAAAAAAAGGAACAGGAAAAAAACCTAAAGGTTCTAAGAGGAGATTATATACAGATGAAAATCCTAAAGATACTGTCCGTATTAAGTTTGCTACACCACAAGATGCGAGAGAAACGGTCTCAAAAGTTAAAAAAGTTAAAAAACCATTTGCTAGGAAAATCCAAATCCTTACCGTCGGAGAGCAAAGAGCAAAAGTAATGGGTAAGAGAGAAGTTGCTAATATATTTAGAAAAGGTAAAGTAAGCATAAGGAAAAAACATGGGAAAATTGTGTCCAAGAGGTAAAGCCGCTGCTAAGCGGAAATTTAAAGTGTACCCCAGCGCATATGCAAATATGTACGCTAGTGCGGTATGCTCTGGAAAAATTACACCAGGCGGTAAAAAAGGATCTAAGAAAAAGAAAGCTGTAGGTGGATCTGTATCACAACAACGTAAAATGGTATCTGCAAATCGTATGGAAAAAGGTGGTTTAAATGGTCAAAGAACCATTCAAGCTGCTGGATGCGGTATGATAGATAAAAGCAAACGTAGACCTACAATTTTAAATACTTAAGGAGGTACGCTATGGAATGGGTAATGAAAAAATGGAATGGCTTAAACAAAAAAGGTAAAGCAATTGCTGCCGTATTTGTATTAGTTGTTCTTTGGGCCATTTATAATCAAATCTGGTAATGGCTAAAAAAGGTTTACGTGCTTGGGTAAAAGAAAATTGGGTTGATATAGCCAATAAAAAATCCGATGGTTCTTACCCTAAATGTGGTAGAAGCAAAGGTGAAAAAAGAAAAAACTATCCCAAGTGCGTACCTATAGCTAAAGCAAGAGCTATGTCAAAAGGACAAAAAGCAGGTGCAGTTAGAAGAAAACAAGCAAAAGCAAATACAGGTCCTACACCATCGAGAGCAGCAACCTTTGCCAAGAAGAAAACAAGCAGAAAAAATAAAAGATGATGTAATTAATTGGTCTAAGAATGTCTTAGAGCCAATGAATAAACATTTAGGTTTTCCAGCATGTCCTTTTGCTGCAAAGTGGAGAAGAGATAATAAGTTAAGGATAGAAGTCAGATCTGACAAATCAAAATACGAAAAGCATTTAACAAGTTTACTGAAAGACTGGAATAAAAAACAACACGATATAATCATATTTTGTGATCCCTATTGGGAGCAATATGATGAAGAACAATTTCAAGATAAAATAGATTTTTACAATAAAACATACAATAGACGTGATGTGTATTTTATGGGTTTTCATCCTAACAATCCTGCTAATGTAGAAGAACAAGAGTTTTTAGTAAATCCTACGGATGATTGTGATTGGGAACCAGAATATCAATATAGCATGATGCTTGTACAAAAGTTTAAGCAGCTATATGAAGCAAGTTGCAAACTACATAAGATAGGTTATTATGAAAAATGGCCTGAAGAATACTACGAGGACGTGGTAGCTGAAAGGCAACGTACGTACGAAAAACTTTTTAAAAAGGAGAAAAAACATGGGACCAATGAAAAAACAAGCCATGAAGCGAGGCGGTAAGCCAA